TTGCAGATTGTTGACTATTTAATGCATTAACAGGAACTTTTGTTGTAGACATTGGATACCCAGTAGGCAAACTAATAGATGCTAATGTTGCAGAAACTGTTCCAACTCCATAAAATGCTTTCACACTTAAAGTATCATTTACTACTTTAAATAAACAACCAACACTTGTAGGAGTTCCTAAACCTGTAAAAGAAGGGGTGTACGAAACCCATTGAGATTCTCTTTCTAATAATACCCAGTTAGCTGCGGTTGTTGGGGTGGCTACAACAGCTACGAATCTTGCGATTCCTAAAGCAGGAACAACTGCGATCTTGTTCCCACCTGAGGAATTAATTGTAATATAATTAGCAGCAGAAGTGGCTCTATTATAAAAAGCCCATTGGTCTCCTGCTACAACTCCTGTAGAAGGAAGAGTATATGTGCGAGGTGCTGTCGGGTTGCAGAATTGAGCATGATTATCAGAAGCTAAAAATGTAACATTACTGTCGTTGGGTGAAACATTTCCCACTGTCGTAGCAGCATTTACAAAACTTAAAGTAGCAGCACCATTTGTTTGAATTACCTGACCTGAAACACCGTCTGCAGTTGGAAGAGCAAAAGTAACCGTACCTGTATTGATATTGGCAATTACTGGTGAAGTTAATGTTTTATTTGTTAGTGTTTGACTTGCTGTTTGAGTAACAAATGTATCGTTTGCTCCAGAATCTGGAACACTCAATACACGAGTAGTACCTGTAGGAATAGCTGAAGCATTAAATCTAAATTGACGGGAAGTATCTCCAAAATATTGGATAAAAAATCCAGTATCCTTAATAGATAAAGCTGTAATACTATTAGCTACATCTACTGTACCATTAATAGTAATCTGTACATTATTACCCGCTGCATCTATATAATAGAGCTCGCCATTCAATGCATAAAGACAAGTTCTGTCATTTATGGTAGGAATAAATGTATTATTAGGAAATAATCTTAAGGATCTCATATTAGTAGCATTGTTTTGATTGAAAGTCAAATCAGATGATATATTTAATCCTGAAGGAGTAATTTGCACTCCTTTATTTAAACTGTGATCGTGAGAGTCTATTTGTGTGAATGCAGTATTTAATAATGTTGCCCATTGAGGACCTGCTGTAATACTTACATCAGGCAAGACTAATAGCATATCTGGAGTTGTTGTTGTCATTTTGCTTTCCTAAAAAAAGAGTAAATCTACTGTTGCATTTGCATTTGATTTTAACAATATCAAAGCATTAGGTGCTATATTGATAGTGCTTGATTGAAAGATGTTGACTGCAGCATTAGAATTAGTTACTATAAATCCTGTAACAGGACGATTTAAGCCATGGTTGACAGTTAAATCGATACCGTTTGAAAACAAGAGTCCCTTTACTAAATTAGGACTATTAAGTAACGGATTCGAATATAAAGAACCAAAAACCCTGCTTACATTGCTGTCGATTTCTCGAGTATCAGCATCTTTTGCAATTGTATTGGTATATCTTATCACTAATCAAATCCTCTAAATGGATACAAAGCACCTGCATTCACTTCAGACTCATCAACAATGTAAGAAGCCGAGCCCGAATCTCTATCCTTAAGACTATTCTTAAGCTGGTCTAACACTTCTAATCTTTTGGCATTGAGTTGGCTGTTGTCATCTTCTTCTTTTGCTTTCATGGCACAAGCCATATATAAACTTAAATACTCATCGCTACCAATAGGAATTGAAAGTGTGTCAGAGAAAGAATTAATCTTCTGAGGCTCTGGAGTATACCATAAGGTTATGTTCGATGATTGCGTCGGTAAGGGTATAAATTGAATGTTGTTTCCTACAATCATATATTTATATATTTGACCATAAGGAGCTACTGTAAGTGCTAATCCTGAACGAAATTTGTTTCTTTCCTTAAACATATAGGGAGTGAGAGTCAAAAACCGTCCAGAATTATCAATTGCAAGATCTACACCATTCAATTTATAGAAATCAGCAGGTAAAGGATAAGAAGATTGATTAGCAGTCACCTGAAATGTAGTAGTAGTGATGTAATATTGTTCTTTTGCAAGGATAATCTGTTGATAAAGGTCTTTATATGCCATATTTGCGTATCTAATCAATTCAGAACTTGGTAATCCTGATTGATCAATAAACTGTGAGTTACGCATATCTGCCAAATCAATAGCTGAATCTGTTATAGTAGATACTAAAATTTGCATATAGACCCTTATCGGGGATTAAAGTTAAAAAATCAAAGGTTTAGACCCTTTTCGGGGTCTATTCCTTCTCGTAATCCTTGCCTTGCATACGTTTGAACATCTTATAAAGATACTCATGAGCTTTTTCATGATCACCTTTACCGATGTGTTCTGCAAAATAGGCCATATCTTTGATGTTGTCACCCATTTCAGCTTGAGATGCTTCTGCTTCTGCTCCAGGGTCTTTATCTCCCATTGCTTCTTCAGATTTTCTCTTAAGTGCTTCTTTAGCTATTGCTCTTCCATCTATTTTCATAGTCTCGCTCCGCCTTAAACAGTAGAGTTTTTAAGCACAACATCCAAAAGAATGGTTGAACCGGAAGGAGGATCTGTAGCAATAGGGGTTGTAACTGAAGCAGAAGTTGCGGTAATGAATTGGATAGTAATAGATCCTGCTGGAGAATTATCTGCAATAACTTCCATTGATAGACCTGTTGGGGTTGCATTCAACAAAGTTGCTCTTGCTTGAATCAAACGAATGTAAGCATCAATCTTTGCTTGTGGAAACACTCCAAATGTAACTACATACACGCCTGCAGAACTGCGGGTAACACTATAAATACCTTGATTTAGTTTAGGGTCGAGTGTGCCAACTGCCCCAGACGCTGCAATTGGGATGTTTGCGTAAAGTGTAACTGGAAATTTTTCTAGTCCATATTGAAATTGTTGATAGTTATGGGAAGCCATATTATTTGTCCTCTTTGTGTCTTAGACACTTTTCCTTTTGTTTATCTTGAATAGCAGTAAGTTTCTTAATAACTATAGACAAACATTTTACTATATCGCAACTGAAACACCAGTCTTTCTTGTTCATCTTAAGTCCTTAAAAAGAAAGCCCACCCGGAGGCAGGCCCGCAGGGTTAATCACCCTAAATTACGCTGGTAAAAGTACTACGCAGTTATAACCAGGAGCTCGGCAACTGATTTGGCCATAGCTGAAGCAACGGATTTGTACAGCATCTGCAGCTGGGTCACGTAACATACGAAGACCGTCTGTATCAAATAGACGTACAGCTTCACCAAGTGTTTTAAGTTTCCAAGTATCAAGCTGTAACAAGAATGCTTTACCAACTGGACAGTTTCTATCTGGAATTACTTTCATTGTACCACTTGGTCCAGTAAGTAATAATGAAGAGAAGCCAACAGTTACGTCTGGTTCTTCAACCTTAGTTTCAGTGTATTGAATGAATTGTTGTTTAGAACCCATAGCTTTCACAAGATTACGGAAATCTTTGAAAGAAATGAAGCAATGGTCAGGGTTTCCACCTTCACGAGCAACGAGTCCTGCAGCATCTACTAAAGCTTCTTCAATAGATTGAGCAGAACCATCATAAGTAACACCAGCTAAACGACCATCAACAGAACGGTCTACACCAAAGAAAGGAGTATTTGTTACAGCTGTACCAGGAAGCCAAGCTTGGAATCCTTTCATTACATTGTTGATATCTCCAGCATTAGCATAAATGAAGTCACTAACAGCAGCAGTACCAACGAGGGAAGTAAGAGCAGCAGGAGATCCACCAGGAGTAGCAGAAACTTGGAAAGTGCCTGCAGAACGGTAGATATTAGAAATGTAAGCAGTACCAACTTTAGCAGCTCCACCATCAGTAGCGCTGAATGCAACAGCCATACCGAGTTCTAAGTTCACAATATCTTCAGCATTAGAAAGAGCAATAGGAGTACCGGCAGCATTGATAGTTGCACCGGCAGCAATACGAGCTACTGAACCTGTACCATTACGATACATTTGAGTTGCAATAGAGCGTGTAAGAGCTAAAAGAGCATTATCAATTTCAAACTTAGCTGCTTTAATGAAAGCACCACGATCAGATTCAGAAGCTAAGATTGTTTCATTAGCAATTGAAGCCATAGAATAGTTACTAACGCGAGTAAGTAAGAATGCTTTGATGATAGAAGTAGTGTTGAATACATTTGCATTAGCGAATGCTGCAGAGCGGTTTTGAGGAGTACCAACGGTGATCGGTTCTTTTGAACTTTCACCACCAAATGTTTCATCTTTAGGAATGAGGGCATATGCTGGGTTATTCATATAAACAAGATTTTTAATTGCTTCGGAAGGGTAGAGCTGTTTAAGTGCAGCTTCGAACGAGACTTGATCTAGAGCCATGTGACTATAATCCTTAGAGTGAGAAAGTAACGTTTAAACCATTTTTCGTTACTTACTTTGTTGTTAAGTAATGTTTTCCCGTTTTACCGTTCAATATCACTTCTCTTGGGATTATAGTGATAGTTTGCTAACCCATCCTTCTGGTTTACCTCTTAGCAAACTTCACACTCAAGACTATCGCCTTATTTACTCTTAACTGCATTCATAGCTGCAATAGCTGCTTTGATTCTATCTTTTTCTGTTAATGGTTTGGAATCATTATGTACGGTTGATTGAGACATTTTATTAGATAAAACAGCCGGTTTTTTCGGAATGTAGTCCGCCTGCGGCACTTTTGATACTTCTTCTGCTGCCTGTTGAACATTTAACCATTTTGAGCCTTTAAGAGCATTGAACTTAAGCGCAATAGAGTTATTGATAGCCTCGCAAGCATCTTTAATATCAGGAATCTCACCCGTTTGTTGATACATTTCTTCCATAAAATCTCTAACAGCATTTTGTTCTCCTAGTTTCTCAATTAGGTCAAATTCATTAGAGCGAATGACAGTATCAATATCACTCATAAGTTTAACTTCAGCACGAGAGTGACGAGCTTTTTCAGCTTCTTTTTCTTTAGATTCAAGCTCTAATCGTAGCTGTTCGACTGTTTCGAGAGCTTTTTTGGCTACTGGATCCATAGGAGTTGTACGACGGTTCTTATCAGCTTCAACCAACTGTTCATAACTGACACCGAAATGTTCTAGAATCTCAAAAGGATCTTTACCTTTTAAACCTCTGTATCTTTCAACATCATGTTTATCAGTTTCAAAAGTCTTCTTAGCTTCATCTATCCGTTTACGTTCTTCAGCTAGGAACTTTTCTTGTTTATTAACTCTTGCAAACTGATCTGCAAAGGTTTTAGCTTCCTCCTGGACCTGCGGTTCCGCCTGGGAGGGCTGGGAC